GTTTTATTTTTTCTTTTTAATTAAATATAAATATTAATTATTATAATACTATATAGGTTATATATAACTATAGTCTTTAGATACTATATATTTATATAAAAGAAAATAAAAATACACTAAAAACGTTGATTTGTCAATCACAAATTTTAAAAAGTTTTTGCATGGTGCTGAAAACCGCATAAAACCGTGGTTTCTTGGACTTTTAAAAAAGGAAATGCATAGTTGATTGATGTTTGCCTGTCATTTGCCTGCGATTTGCCTGTGATGATACTATGCAAAAAGTCCTACAAACCGCATAAAACAGTGGGTTCTAGCCTGCGATTTGCCTGCGATTGTGGTTGTCACGTTGCTTGTTATACATTATAAAAGGAGGGATGTTACATGGCATTAATAACTTGTACAGAATGCGGAAAAGAGTTCTCTGAAAAAGCTTCTGCTTGTCCAAATTGTGGATGCCCAACAGAGGAAATCTTAAAAGAATTAGCTACTGTTTCTACTGCTGATAATGAAGTTCCGCAGTATGAAATTGATGAAAAAACGATTGAGATTGCTATAGAAAAAGGCATTGTTAATGAACCTAGTAATTTAATTATCACAGCAGGTAAATATACAGATAGTGGTTTTCTTTCTACATTAACACATATACTTTATGTAGCAAAAGACAGCTTCTATTTATGCCGTTTTGATAAGGCAGAAGAGAATCCAAAAGAAGATATTATTGTCAAACTGGATTATACAAATGATGCTATTAATCAGTTAACTTATGATTATGAAATGCGTAAATTTAACGGTAATTTTGGTTTTAATGCAAGCAAAATCAAAGCGGATAAAGACAGGTCTAGGGATGCTTACTATGAGATTTTGAAAAAGGTAGACAGCAAAAAAGCCGAAGATTTTTATAAGATTTTTTATCTGGATGCACCATACTGTCCTAAGTGTCACAGCTTGAATATAGGATATGAGTTTGTACAGGATTCCGCTAAAACTAAAGGTAAAGCCGAAGTGAGAAAGAAAAGTGTCGTTACTCGTGCAGGTAACAGTCTGGGGCGTGCAGGTATGATCGCAGCGACGGGCGGTCTGTGGGCATTAACACCTAAAAAGTCTAAATACAAAGAAAAGAAATCATCTAAGACAGATATTAACAGTAAACAAATGGCAATTTGCCAAGACTGCGGTAAATCTTGGGAAGTTAAATAACAATAAAAAAAGACCGTACCACGCCCGAATGTGGTACAGTCTCCAAAAACACTGTTTTTGATTTAATAAAGTCTAACCAACTATTATTGTATCATTAACAGTGCGGTCACGCAAGGGTATAAAAAAAGAGCCACCGTGAAGACTAATAAGAATCGGTAACTCCTTTTTCCATAACATCGTTGGATTATAAAATATTAAATTATAGAAAGTTCATTTATATTGTAACACATCTATGTTATTTTTCAATCTTTTTAAAAACCACTCTTGCATGGCTGTTATTTTTGTACCAATTTTTAACTAATTTATAACTAAGGAGTGATACAATGGCAACAGCTAAATTCAAAAAAGGTAAAGACGGTTACTATTCTACCAACGTGTGGGATGGTACATACAAGGATAACGGTAAAAAACGATACAAACACCTGCGGTCCAAGAAAAGTTCTAAAGATTTAGAAAGAATCGTAAAGGAGTTTGAGCAACTAAGGGACCAACGGCAGGCAATGATTGACTCTGATATATTATTTATTGATTATGCTAGACAATGGAAAGTCTTATATAAAGAATCTAACAGAGCTAACAATACAAATAAAATGTACGACAATGTGCTTAATGTCCATTTTGACAGCATTAAATACGTTAAGCTACAAGATATACAGCGAAGTCACTTACAATTGATTCTGAACGGTGCTAAAGGTAAGTCACGAACACAACAACAAATAGTTATGACATTTAAGCAGGTCCTGCACTCTGCTGTTTGTGATCGCATTTATTCCGCACAATCATTCGCAGATATATTTGACAACTTTGAATCTATAAGTTACAAAGCGAAAGAAAAACGTCCTTTGACACCAGACGAACAGAGAGCCGTTTTTAAGGCAGATTTTAATTTAATGGATAAAATATATGTCTATATCATTTACGGCTGTGGATTGCGGTGTGGAGAAGCCTTAGCACTAACAGAAGCAGACTTTAACCTAGAAGCACATACAGTATCTATCGACAAATCACACGACATATCAGACAACATACCAAAGAAAAAAACAGTAAAAAACATACAGAACGGAGAAAGAACATTACCGTTACCAGATAACGTATTCGATACAATCTCTAGTTACATAAAACAACTTAGAAAAGATGGTAGGAAATACTTATTCATAAATCGTAATTACAAGCCTATGACAAAATCTGGTTTCCGCAGGATGTGGGGTAGAATCATAAAAGCAATGCAGGCGGTCAGCGAAAGTCCTATTGAGGATTTAACAAGCCACATTTTCCGTCACAACTACTGCACAAACTTATGCTACCAGTTTCCTAAGATTTCTATAAAGATGATCGCACGTCTTGTAGGGGATTCTGAAAAGGTTGTGTTAGAAGTATATAATCACTTAATGCTAGAAAAAGAAGACAGCATATCCGCTGTAAACGATGCTTTAAATCTGGAACAAAAAATGGAACAACGCAAAGAAATTGCTTCATAAATTTTCTGGAACGAAAGTGGAACATGGAACACGCATGGAACAAATACTTTCCTAAACTTTAGATGCTTTCTATTACTTTTAAGGGTATGATTTTTAGACAGGTCATACCCTTAAAAACCGCATAAATACAAGAAAAGCACGGTATTTAGCCATTTGGCAACCGTGCTTTTTAAAGTGAGCGTGCGGGGATTCGAACCCCGGACAACTTGATTAAAAGTCAAGGGGTCAAAATGCTCTCAAACCGCATAAACTCAATTGTCTTTAATTTTGGTTGGAACGAAAATGGAACATTTCGTAACCAACGATGATTATAATATCACATCATTTTCGACATTGCAAGCATTATTTTTAAATTTTTATGTAAGTTGCTGAACAATACCCTGTCTTACCGTTGATAGGGTATTTAACTTTATGCCACTTGCTACCTTTTTTAAGAATCCGTACCGTTGAGCCTTTAGGCATTGTGCAAACAATCTTAGCTTTTGTACTAGCACTCTTTCTAAGGATAAGCGGGTCACTTTTTGTAACGACTTTTCCATATACTCCTGCTTTCTTTGTTTTTTTCGCTGTGGTGCCTGCAATGTCTGATTTAAATTTGTTCCATCCCTTGTTATTCTTTCCAATCCATGGGTCTGGACAGTCCTTGCCGTTAACATCCCAGTGTCGGATAACGTGATCTGCATCAATGTTATACTTTTTCATGTAGTATGTAACTAGCCACACTAAATCCTTGTACACATCTGCCGGTACACCACCTACGCAATTGCACATTTCAATGCTTAAGCTGTTTGCATTTGTAGCAACCTTGTATTTGCTACCTGCACCATTTTTTAAAGTATAACATCCACCTACTGCCCATGCTACTCTCTTAAGAGATACAGATTTATATACAACTCCACTACCATCAATAAAACAATGAGCAGAAGCGTGTCTGTTTGGTCCTTGAAAATATTTGCAGTTATTTAAGGCTGTATCTCCTTTGTTCCCTGTAAAATGCACAACGATATATTTAATATCACTTAGCTTTCTAGTTCCGCCGTAATTGGAACTATGAGCAAATTTGTTGATAAATTTCATTTTATTCCACCTCTTTGTGTGTATTTTCTGTTAAGTCAACAGGTCCTTGATAATCTGGGTCTACTGCCTGTCCTAATTCTTCATAAGACATTGCGTTGACACTATCCCCGATTCCCTTTGTTGTTGGGTCCACCAATACCCCGACAGCCACTAAGATATTAAGGATGATACCTACAAGCTGTGATACTGCATCCTGTGCTATTGGTGCTGTGATACCTAAGATTCCAAGAATCTGGTAGATGAATGCAATTAAGGCAGAAGCCAATGCTACTAATGTTGCTTTATTCTTGAAACGTAATTTAAGATTCATAGTTTCTCCTTTCACTATATGTAAAAATATGTTATTATGTTTCCAAATCATTTATTGTAATTGTTTTCATCATATAAACCCTATTACCCTGTTACCCATGTAGCAAATACGTTAAGCCACGCACCTGTTTTAATAGTTATGCCTTGTGATTGATTTGTTCCATATCTTTCAACTTTACATATCCCTGTCGTTCTGACAGTAAGTAAAAACCTGTTAAGTCCACTTCCTTGACATAGAAAACGACTTTCCTGTGATGGTGCAAACTTTTTATCAAACGTTAAAATACTATCGTGTGTAGACCATGCCGTATTATTTTTTAACGTTCCCTGCAAAAATACAATATTTCCAATTTTCCGTACTCTTGCGTTTGAATTACTTGTGTATGGAACGATGCCATTTCCGTATTTACACTCAATCCATCCTGTGTCCTCTATAATGTCTTGCTTTTTGTCTATATTTTCGGACAAATTTTCTACATTTGTTGACAAATTCCCAACATTTTCGGACAAATTTTCTACATTTGTTGACAAATTCCCAACATTTGTTGTTATATCTTCAATTTGAAGTCTCTTTTTCAAATACTCTGAAAGATTTGAAACCTTTACTTTTTTTGCATCATTCCCACCGATGATTAAATATACATCATCCGTGGGAATTTCCTGCTCTGGCAAATCATTAATTAATATAAGAGGTACATTAACCGCCATAATATCACTCCTTAATCATTCAGTTTATTATCTTTGATAAAGTCTCTAATAGCTTTAATATGTTCCCTCAGTTCATCGTCAACAACGTAAAAATTGCCCTTATTATTTCGGCTGATTGGCTCTCCTGTGCTATCGTTAATCTCGTTGTATGTATAAGTCACTCTGTCTCCACCGTCAATGTTTAATACCATAAAACTGCTAAGTTGTTTCATTTAACATTTCCTCCTGTTCTTTAATTAAAGAATTGATTTCGTCAATATATTCTTTCTCATAATCTATCGCAACTTCTTTATTTTCATCTTGGTATTCTTCTAGCCTTTCAAATTCATAATCTCTTTGAATTGCTTTAATTTCCCATGAGAATTTGAGATTTTCAGTACCTTTTACAGTAAAATAAGTAGGTGTTTTTTCTTCTACCCATAAATCGCCTTGTCCCTCTTTCTGCAAGAATACTTGGTACTCAACACCTGTGTTTACTGTCTCTGAAAATATATCGTTAATGTCTATGTAACATTTTCCTGTATTATCAGTACATCCAGAACCTATATCCCCAAAATATGGGGTTGCTGTTTCATAACAATACTGCTTTCTTGTATCGTAATTTTCTGTATCTATGATTCTGTTTTTTGTTCCTGCAACAGACAAACTTCCGCCAATAGTAACTGGCTGATAAAAACTTGATTTTTCTTTTCCAAAATGAAATTTATAATTACTTACCGACCCAAGATAAAGTGATTCATCCGTCATATGCATTGTTATGTCTGTTTGTATTGTAATTGGTCCACTGCTGTTATTTTTTAATACAATCTCATCTGGGGACAAAATCGCACATGCACCAGTTCCATCCTTGTTTTCAGATAAATATATACCACCGAACACGTCTGGTGTTATACACACATATGATATTGGCTTTTCTCCCATGCCTGATATATAATGCGTTACGACTATCCCTTTCGTGTTTATGTCAACAATTTCATTGTCATTTGCATCATAAACGTGCATTTGTCCATTACCGTACGTGTTTGCTTTTCCACCAAGATTTAATGTTCCACCTCTAGCATAAGTAAAGTTGATATACAACTTACCGTCAGACCCACGATAAATACCTTGCCATGCTCCGTCGTTGGTCAGCAGATTGAATATATCTTCGTGAGTCAGTGCATCTACGTCAATGGCTACTGGAATTGTCTCAATATCCAACACCTGTGAAAATCCACCTGCGGCATACATCGTACACCTTAACGCTGTAAGATTTCTTGAGATACCGATACCACTTGAACCGCTTGCTGTGATACCGCTTGAACCACTCGCTAGTACAGAGTACAGTGCGTGAGTAATGTCCGTTTCATCTGAGGATGAAGTATAAACGGTCGTGTATGTATCTCCGTCTGTTGTTTCTTCAATTTTGAATCTACATTTATAGGCTGTACGTGCTGTTGCTGTACCGTCACGGTAATAACCAGACAATGTAATATAGTTAGGCACGATCGTGTTATCTGCGGACATTTTCACAATGCTTGACGATGTTTCCATGAAATACGTTCTTCCTGCACTTCCTTGATTGCCCTTTTCTCCCTTTTCTCCTTGTGGTCCCTGTGGACCTGTTGCTCCCTTTTCCCCCTGTGGACCAGTAGCACCTGTTTCTCCGGGGATACCACCTTTTAATTTAGCAATGTCAAATCGTTTCGTGACAGAATAAGTATTAAGGTAATTAGCTGTAATATCCACCCATCCAACATCTGTTGTTAATGCTGTTACAGTGTAGGTGTGTGTTGAGCTGTTCCAAGAGCCTACAACACCACCCGACTTTTGCACATTATAAGTACAGTCGTTTGATATGTCGGTATGACCGTACAATACCTGTGCTGTCGTGTGGCACTCTGGAAATGATGTATATTCTCCCTTATAATCTGTCGTGATTGCTTGATAATCGTTGTCCAGATTGATAATCATTGCACGAGATTTTCTCGCTTCTTCCAGTGCCTTGTTAGCAGTCTCATCATCTGTGTATTTATTAAGCTTCTGCCAGTCGGTTTCCACATAACTTGCACCCTCTCCCCTTGCTACAACGCAAGTAAGGATGTCTCCGTTCTGTCCTTGATTCCACATATCGCCAGTATCATAAGGTGGTGTAGGCTGTGTCAAAAATACACGACATTTACTGTCTGCTGTGGACTGTGCGAAAGATGCTGTCCTTAATGCTTTTGTAACGTCCGTGTCTTGTACTAACTGCCACTTCCATGTGTCGCCATCTTTGAAGAATCTGTAGGCATATCCTTTAGATTTCCAATAAAATAAGTCTCCCTCATGCTTCTTTTTATCATCTTCTGTTGTCCAGTCAGAAGCAGGGATATTTTTTAATGTTGGTTCGTAATCGTAGTAGAACGTCTCAATTTGTCCGTCTATCTGGTTCTGTAGGTTTGCTACACTTTTTGTAACTGTTTCTGCAAAATCTGATACTTTACCATCTGCGTAGTTCTTAGATTCTTTCACAGCATCACTAATTGCTTCTGGTGCTGTTTTGCCACCAATCGTGACGTTGTCCCCAGAAATCTTTACAGTACCAGTCTCCATATCTGCATAGAAGATAATGTTTCCAGACTTATCTTTGACTGTTAATGCACCAGTGTTGATATAATCTGCATTGATTCCCTCTGTATAAAGCAATCTTGCTACCATTTCCCCAGTGATCGTGAATCCATAAGGATATGTCTTACCGCCATCAATAGAAAATCCAATAACCTCTGCTGTCAATTTGATAACATTCTTTGATTCTTTCATTGTTGGTTTATCATGGAGATAATATATAGTTGAACCATCCAATAGCACTTCCTGTGTTGAATACATTCCGTTACTATTTTTTAATGCTTCTTGCATCTTATCTAAAGCATTTTGACGGTTATTTCTTTCCTGCTCAACTAACTGTTTACCTTGTATGATCGCTTTTTGATTACTTGATGTGTAGTTGCTCTGGTTACGCAATGGAGATTCTGCACTATTCTTTAATGTTGTATATCCGAAGAATACAAAGTTTACATCTGTTAATACTGAATAGAAGCTATTTTCTCTCCAATCTGTAACTTTAATCTTATCCATAAACTCTGCTATTGGATAAGATATATAGTCCATCGTAAAAGCTCTAAAAGTCACATTTTCAAACTTTTCATAAATCCACGAAATAAGTGTCTCTTCATGCCCTGTTACAAGTGGGTTCTCTACAGATAAAACATAACCATCTTTACCAACTTGTACCGTTTTTTCTGTGTCACTTGTATTGCCATCATCATCGGTTGTAGTAACCTTTTGTGTCATTCGCACGCCTGTTACCTGCACATCGTTCGTATCACTTGTCAGTTTATTGTAATCAACCAATTTATGAATATCCTCACTATCATAATCAAAATCATAGGTCATTATCTGTAATCGCCCTGTGCGGTCAATTCTTGCATTTCCGCAGGCAATCATTGCAATAAATCCTATAATCTGTCGGTGTGTATACTCACTAGATGGCATGGTTGGTATCTGGAAATCGTTATGTAAAAAGTTACTATCTCCAATCAAGATACCGCAGGTATCACAACTATCAATCAACACGCTCTTTGCTGTCGCAGGAAATGTCAATGTTGTACTGTATGTCTTATCTGCTTTATACATATCATCGTATCCAACAATCGTTACAACACTTCCGTAGGTTTCTGGTTGAGTGACGGTAAATGTACCGTATTCAATTTTTTCGGTTGTAGATGATAATTCAAACGTCAGATATAGTCTGATTTTTGCTCCAAAGAAATCATAATCAGATAAGTGATCATCGTCGTTCATGATTTCTAACTGTACGTTTCTACTAAGGGCAACTCCTAAAGGAATAGAGTTTGCCCCAGCAGAATCAACCAGACTATTGTTATCTATTGAAAAATCATCCTCTGTCAGTTCTAAAACTGTGCCATTTGCAAGTGTAACTTCTGCATACTCTTTAAAATCCTGTCTTTCTGACATTAGAGTTTTAAACTCATTACTTACATTTATCATATCGGGTTAACCCCCTGTGCATTGAACGAAAAACTAGATAATTTCTCTTTGTTTTTCTCCAATGTTTGTATTTTTATATCCGATACCTGCCCGACATAAAACTTTGCCGTTCTCCATTCATTGTGATACACGGAAAAATAATGCAAATCAAAAGGTTTTCCTTTTGCTACCATTTGAAGGATTTTTGAAGCTTCTGACATTGGAATATCCGTAGCTGTATATGGGAAACGCTCTACCGTAAACATCGGTGTAAATTTCCCTTTTCCAGACTGTGCCCTTGTTGAACCTTGCGTATACGTGGTTTCGAGTGCTACAGCTATGTCACAATCTGGTTGCCATATTTTCACACCGTTGATTTTTATATAATCTTGTGCCATATTTACTCCTTTCTACGCAAGGCTGAATGGGTTTCTACCGTTACTCATTTGTCTTAGTTTCGCTTCTTCGATAAATTCATCAAATAACGTTCTGCGATTGATTTGTGCGGTAAAGTGATAATCTCCACCATTGTTACCGTTATTGTCTGATTCTAAATCTTTCATAACTGCTAATAGCTGTTCAAGTAAGTTAATTACGTCATTATTATTGCTGTTTGTACCACTCTGTTTCTGTGCGATCACTGCGGATGCTTTTGCAGGTATAATCTTACCAGTTGCAATCTCCGGTGTTTTAAATGGTACACTTGCCAACTCTTTAGACTGCTTCATAAAGGTTTTTATTGTATCTGGGAATGCTCTTTCCAGACCAACACTAATACCTGCGGGTAGCATCTTTCCAACCTTATCTCGCATTAATCTTGATGGAGAATGGATTCCAAAGAAACTCTTTACTGAATCAAACGCTTTGCTTGCAAGACTTGTCATTTTATCAACCAAAATCCATGCAAAATCTCCAATACCTTTTGCTATACCTTTTACAATGTTTTTTCCAACACTTAACCAGTTCACTTTTGTAAACTTATCTTTCATTTTCACTACTGCATTTTTTGCTTTAGTAGCTAAACTACTAGGTAAGCCTTTAATTCCATTGACTGCATATGTAATAATTTTCCTTGCGGCTGTCTTTACTGTTGATAATTTACCAGTGATACCACTTCCAACATTTTTGACACCATTAGTACCTATTTCTTTTAATTTGCTAGGTAAATTTTTGATACCATTTACAAGGCTGCTATATACGTTTTTTATTGCATTGACTGCATTAGATTTTGCACCCATGATACCGTTCTTAATACCCACAATAAGACTTTTACCAAGTGACAACCAATCATAGGCTGCAAACACACTAACGATTGCCATGATAATTTTTGGAATACTTGCAATAAGTGTAGGAATTGACTGAATCAATCCTTTAATCAATATCGCAATAAGTTTCACACCTGCGACTAAAATTTTAGGTGCATTATCATTGATTACACCTGCAATGTTAATCACGATTTCGGGAACATTTTTGATGATATCTGGCATGGCATTAGCTATACCTTTAGCAAGATTTAACATAAGATGGAGACCAGAATCTACTAATTTTCCTGCATTGCTTCTTAAGTTTGCAGTAAAATTGGTCAGTGCTGATAATCCTTTACTGATAAACTGCTGTGTACCATTTGTGATACCTTTTGCTAAATTATCCATAAATGACACACCAAGTTGTGTTAATGCCGTTATTGCTTTTCCTGCAACCGAAATTGCGTTGACAAATATTCCAACCCAGTCGATGGATGTTAATAACGCTGATAATTTTGTTCCTAACTGTGACCAGTCCGTTGTTGTCAGTGCATTATCTAATGTTGTAAGGATTCCTAATGCTAAACCAGACAAACTTGTACCAATCGAATTAACATCTAACTGTGCTATCGCACCGTTTAATCCCTGCCCAATAGATTTACCAATTGTATCCCATTTAAGGGTATTTACTGCACCTGCGAGCATCTGAAACGGAATGTTGATACGGTTAGCAAACAACCGTCCTACATTAGACCAGTCAACCTCATTGAACATACCATTGATTCCAACACCAATTTTTGCCCCTAAGTTCTTCCAGTCAATTCCCTCAATCAGAAGATTAAGAGTGTTAACAATTGTATTAATACCTGCACCTACAGTACGTCCCATCAAATCCCAATCTATGTGATCTACAAGACTATTGAACGTCCGTGTAAATGCGTTTACAAAATAAGTTATCTTTGGGCCTATATTATTCCAGTTGATCGCATCATAAATCTTTTGTAGACCTTTGTTGATACCGCTAGCAATATAAGCTCCAAGTCCCTCCCAATCCTCTTTCTTTATGAGGTCCTTAATCTTCTTAGCAATATCTGCAATGGAAGATTCAATAGGAACTTTCTCAAACATATCTCCAATGGATGGACCAGTGTAACCACCGCCACCACCTCCACCGCCTGCGGATGGGGTAGAAGAACTAGGTGTGTCGTTATCTTTCTCTTTCTGGTACTGTCGGACTTCATCAAGTCCAGAAAGATAAGTCTGTATCTCTTTATTTGCTTTTTTCGTGGCTTTTGCGTTATTCTTTGTGGCTTTTGCCGCCTTATTAGCACCACTGGATGTTTTATTCAATGATGCCGCATAATCTTCTTGTACGGCTTTTGCTCTTGTAAAAGATTTCTGTCCTGTCAGTGCAGCTATAAACATGCCTACATACGTGATCGCTTTCGATAACATATTCATGAATGCCGTTAATATAGGTGCAACTACGGACAAAATCGGTGCAAATGCTGTTGCCAAACTGTTTTGTAACTGGGTTAATGCTGACATCATAGAAGATATCGAAGCATTAGTAGCTGACGAATACTGTGCAAGGTTATTGATACCTGTCATGATTCTGCTGTTAACTTTAGAAATCATTCCAAAAACGGTAGAATATAATATACTCATACCGACCATTCGACCAATAGAAAAGCTTGCATTATTAGCACTGTTTGTTGTGCTTGTGAAGTTCTGTGCCAGTCCACCAAGACGTTTTCCAAGTCCAGATACGACTCCACCCATCCTGCTAAAGACAGATGAAATACCGCCTGTTTTTGTCTTAGCACTGTCCGCGGACTGACTGACATTCTTAAATGATGAACCAAGCCTACTATTTGTGTTAACAAGGCTTCTTTCTTTTGCATCAGTCTTAGATATTTCCTTATTTAATGCATTTAAGGCTTTCTCACTTTCTTCTGATGCTGTTTTTGCGTAGTTCCCTGTAATCGGTGCAGTACGTACTTTCTCTGTTGGTTGTGCAGTTGTTGTTCCGCTGTCTAGCTGTTTTTTCTTCGCTAGTAATTCGTCATATTGTCTGCCGAGTTTTTCCGCAGCACTCTCCAATGCTAAAAACGCAGGGGAAGAAGTTGCACTCTGATTTCTTGCAAAGATTTCTTGCTGTGCCGTTGCTACCTGTTCAAACTGTGTATCAAGGCGTTGCAAGGAATCTTCAAGAATCTGATATGCTGTTGTCTTAATATTTGAATTGCTGATTTCATCCTGTAACTGTGTTGTTTGTCCTAAATCGGTGTTTAAGGATTCAACACTCGTTTCTGTACCTGTGATTTCTGCATTTAATTTTTGTAATGCTTTTGCACTCTCTTCGCTTGCAAGACCTGTTCCGCCTGTAAGTTTTGCACTTTTAGGTAGACCACTGTCTGCACTCGCTGTCGGTGCTTCTAATTGCTTTTTCTTTGCAAGGAGTTCTTCGTATTGCTGATCTAGTTTAGCCGCTGCACTTTCCATTGCTTGAAACGCAAGGGAAGAAGTTGCACTCTGATTTCTGTTGAATACATCCATCTGTGCTTTTTCCAACTCTGCAAGCTTTTGTCCTGTGGTTTCTATTGCTTTATCTAACGTATCAAGTGCAGTCGTTTTAATGTCTATGTTATCAAGTTTCTTTTCTGCCTGTGCGGTCTTTTCCAGTTCCTTAGCCACGGTCTTTGCTTTTTCTTCGACAACATCCATGCCTTTTGCATCTGGTGCTTTTATACCGCCACTCATGGCTTTTTCCATTGATTTTCCAATGGTTTTTACTTGATTGGATAAACGTTTTAAAAGGGATGCGATTTCTTTCACACTTGCTTTTGCTTCGGTTGTATCAATTTCTGTTTTGATATAAATACTTCCATCCGCTTTTTGTGTAGCCATTCAATCACGCCCCTTTCCCATTCAGTAAATCGTTCAAACGTTTCTGTTCTTCTAATTCCTCTTCGGAATATTTAACATCTAGGTCAATAAGCGTTTTATTTTCTTTGTAGAACTCTCTTTCCCAATCTTCCAGTTTCTTTCCTTTGGCTTTCTTCATGCGAACACTAAGAATCTGCGAAAACAAAGACTCTCCAATTTCCATGTAAGCTCCTAAAAAAGTCCACCAATGTAAATACTGCATAGCTCGTATTTCTTTTCCAAGTACACGGTTAACAGATGGGATGATAACTGGTGCATCATGTTCCCAATCCATCACATGAGGTTGTTTCTTCCCATCGTCCTTGATACCCATGTCAATAAATTCGATGGCTTTTTCAATAGCTTCTTCATAGTCTTGTGGTGGCATATTTCCAAAATCAACGTATAAAATGGTAAGGCAAACAATCCACTTTTCATCGTTCTCAAAGTCTGGGTCATTAAATGTTTTTAAAATATCCAGAACTGCACGAAAATCTGTGCGTATTTCATAATCTATGCCACCAACTACTATGGATGTAGGAAGTTCCCAAACTTCCATTATTTGTGATATTTAGACGTTGCCCTTTTAATTTTCGCCTGTTTCTTTTTGATTCTCTGGTCTGTTACCTGCTCAATAACGTCCGCAATCTCAACGATGATATTCTCAATAAAGAAATCTCCACTTTCTGTTAATGTCAGCGGATTGCAGATAGCAAAAACAGATTTAGAAGCTTTAGAGTTGAGTAAGTAATCAATCTGTTCTTCTAATCTGTCGGATAATTCCAGAATATCTTTTTCTGTTGCATCTTCTGGTACTTCCATCTTTTCAAGATTTGCAACTACCTCTTCGTATCTTCTAATGATATTTAAATCAACAGGATTGAAAGAAAATCTTCCAATCTCTGCATCATCTTCATTGGTCAGTACCACATTTAAGGCACCAGTTTTGACTTTTCTTCTTAATTCTTCCATTGCTTAACCCCTATTTCCCTGTGCTTGATGCATTTACTGAACTTGTAGCTGCTGTAAATTTACCTGTTTCAACGTTGTAAGTACCTTTTTTACGTTCTCCAACATAATTGACGGTAAATGGAATCTGATAACCAGATGTATCCCCACCGTATGATGTAGGTGTTACATAACATTCCTGCTGATATGCTTCATAAGCTCCGCTTGTAGCTTCTTTCCACATATGCACTTCTACGGCGTTTGTCTTTAAGTTGTCGTCTGTGTAACGATTATCAACAATTTCCTGCAATTTCTGTGATAATACAGAGTCAGCTTCTGCATAATAAGGGTCAGCTTCAGAAGATACTTCGTATCCATTATGTTTAAATGTTGATTCTCCGATGATATTTTTAGATGTTTCTGTGTCTGGATTCAGTTCGACATTGTACTCTTCTAAGTCTTTTCCCAGACGTTCATAACCAGATGTTCCGCCACAAAGTGAACCAGAATCTAAGAAATGAGCCATATATTTACGTGCAATTTTACCTGTTGTAACTGCTGCCATTTTGATTCTCCTTTATCTTTTCAAGGTTAGTGATCTGCTCCATAATGCAGACCAGTTAATGTGTTATCTATCTATCTATCAAAGTCATTTTGATATCGGGCAGAAATGTTGATTGCCCAATTCTCGGACTTGTTTTCGTTTGTGCTGTCCAAATATGCAGGTGTCTGTCTGTCAATTGTTAAAAACTTTCGATTCCCTGTCAGAACTGGATATTCTTCTAGCTTATATGTATTGTCTTTAATCGTGATTGTTTGTTTTTCTAACCATTTGCCAAGGTTGTCCAACCACTCCTTAATATCTGCTTTCCTCTTTGGTTTTGTACCGCTTGCACGACATATCACGCAAAACGGATACAGACATACCTGTGTGACGTGACCAGTGATACTCTCTTTTTCTGATTCAATCACTGCACCGCTTACTGGGAACATTGCTTTTCCGCTTGCATCATCTAATGTAGAAAATGCAATTTCGTCTCCCTCTCTTAATTCTGGGAATTGATTTACCAGTTCTTGCAATGCTGTTGTGATCACGTCAAAACCATCAATATCGTACTTGACTGGCTTTTGTTCTTCTGCCATTAGTTACCTCCTGCTTGCTTCTTAACATGAGTAACCCATGCTTTGCCGTGGTTTTTCTTTGCTGTCTCAAACCATTTTGGAGTGGCTTTAGGGTTGGAATAGGACAGGTCTTCTTTTGCATTGGTTTGTCCTGCAAATTCAGAAACAAGAACCTTTCTTGCCCCTTTTCTTGCCCATGGAGAACCTGTTAGTTCATCAACCATGCCTTTACCGTAGTATAAGAAACGTCCCATCGGTCCAGTACCTGCACATACCATTCCAGTACCTGCAAGTGAAGCACTTTTTGCCCTTGTCACATTTATAAACGTACCTGTTTCGTGTGGCATATAAGGGACCATATCGGTCATAACTTGACTATCTAACCAATATTGAGCACTTTGTATTTGTTCATCGAATCTCGCCAGACTGATATTAGCTCTCATGTTCTGTGTATTCACATTAACATTTCCTAATTTTTTCTTAGCCATATATAACCACCTACTTAGCCATTACTTCAAAATGCGGGATTATGTCGTAAAAGGCACTTCCAGTTATTGCAAAGACATAATCATACTTAAGTTTCATTTCTTCATAGAATCCGTCAATATAATCATCCTCTGCAATCGGTTCTTCGTTCTCCCATTCGCCAACGATAAAGAAATCAAAACTATTCGCCTTAGAACTAAATGTAAGTGCTTCTGACAGCTTATCATTCGTCTGTTTACACCATTCTTTAGGTGGTAGCCATAATTTACTACCTACCATCTTTTGACCGCTTTTTAGGCTATACTGCACGTTTAATACAGCATTGTCCTGTGAGTCAGAACCGTACTTTGCAACGATGCTTGCTTTATCCATGTTTAGGTTCGTATTATGCAAAATAGAGGGATACCATGTATCTCCTAATTTACTTTCATACCTATTAAAAAGTGTGATTGTATCGTTATACATCGTATCCCTCCGTTTTTTATCTTGGATATATTCCCATGTACAGCAAGTTAACTCCATTAGCATCAGTGATGCCAGACAGATAATCTCTTATCTTATCATCGTATAGTTGCTTCTGTGCTTCTTTGTCTGCCAGACACTTATCTATCAATGTAGCCGTACCTGCGTTACTGGAAGTTACATAGCTTATACTCTCGTTTCCTGCACTCTTAGATGCTACCTGCTTACTCATCACAGTTCCATCTTCTAATGTGATATAACCCTGTGATGCTTCAACTCTCGTTTCTGCCTGTTCAATCTTATAAGCGATCGTCAGAAGCTCACAAACACATCTTTTAACTGCTTCTGCATCATCTTCATCTTTTGGAAAAGCAATCTTAAGTTTCTTCACATTGTCAACACCAGTCGTGGCATTATCTATCTTCTTGCAAGAATCCCAGACCAGACGATTAAAGTCTGCTTCTGGGATTGCTTTCTCTCCAAAAAGGCTTTTGTAATATTCATAGTCAATGTATGCCATGATATCACACTCCTTTTTATCCGTTGGATTTAATAACACCCATGCGGATATTCTTCTGGTTAAATGCTAAAGACCAGTTTCCTTTAACTCCTAACTCTGCATTTGTAGGAGACTCTTTTGCAATCTTGTTAGCATTAATAGAAAATCCGTTAGGATGTAATACATAACCCTGCTTTGTATACAGCTTTTCGATACCGGCAGATGTTTCTGGGTCGTAGTCTGTATAATAAGGATTTTCATAGTTTGTCTTATCACAAGTCAATACTGAACCTGTACCAAGCATATAAGTTTTGTATACTGGGTTTGTTCCTGTTGTATTAACTGTAAATCTGTCTGTTACCAGTGGGATAAATCCACCGATTGTAGGAAGATTTACTTCTCTTTCTACTGCGTTAGCAATAGTGTATTTATTGTAGTCAACAAGTCCCATTGCTTTGTATTTTGCGTAGATGTAAGAGTTTAATACAAGTAATCCCATCTTGTCAGCGGAATCTCCTAAAGCTTTCTGCTGTGCAAAGATAAGTGTTGTATCATCAATTTTGTTTGCATCTCCTACAGTGCCCTCGCCAGTTAAAGATAAGTCTGTAATATGGTTTTCCATACCAGACAGACTTAAAACTGCATCAACTGTAGTCATTAAGTCACGTGTTCTTACCTGCTTATAAAATCCTGCAACAGAGTTTGCAACATGAGTCATAGGGTCTGCACCTGTTAACTCTTTTGTAAAGTCTTTTGCTTTCCAAGCTTTCATTCTCTGAATTAACATACAAGTCTGTTTCTTTCCTGTGATTTCAACAGGTGTATTGTTTGTTTCTCCATCGTTGTTCAAAGCCTGTGAGTCTTGTTCATCAATCGGTGTATAAAAAGGAATTGTTGCAACGTTTCCTTTTTCTCCGATTAAGTCCATGATTGTATTGTCCTGCACTAACACACCAGATGCAATAATCGCATCATTCCATGTTGGGTTTTCTGACATAAACTCAGCGAAAACCTCTGGGTCAAAATCAAAACCACCAAATGATCCTGTTCTTGGCATAAAAAAAGTCCTTTCTACCCTAAATAAGAATAGATAAGGACTTATCTTTGTCCCATCTACCTACAACTATTAAGGGATTTTTAGGTTAGCGGCTCACTTCCATATTGTGAGTCGGTATTATCTATCTGTCATTTAATAAGGTTGCATAGTAGTCTGGGTCCTCTGCCTTAAGCTTCATTCTGTCGTCTAAAGACATTTCCCTTAACTTCTGTGTTCCCTTTTTCTGCTCTCCGCTATTGAACTTAGTTGTAAAGCTTGGGATCTTAACATCTGGTACTTTCTTTTCGTCAACCAAGATGTTCTCAATTGGTTTTCCATCTTTAGTAGTAAGTTCTTTAAATACATCTTCTGCATTTTTCCCATTCTCTTCTTCTAACTTCTGAATCATCTGGGAACGGATAGAGTCTTCTGTGATTGCATTTACAAATTTTTTATCAGATAAGAAATCTTTTACCTTGTCTCTTAACTCTGTCTGCTTAGCTTCTTTTGCTCTTGCTTCTTTTTCGTCTGCAAGCTCCTGTGTTAATGTTGTAATCTTAGTCTTAAGACCGTCAACATCTTCTTTCTCTAATTCTGCTAATCTGGTCTGTACATCGTCTAAAGATGTTTTGTATTCATCTTTTTTCTCTACCTGTTTATTATAATCAGCTACAGTCTTATAATTTTCGGCATGTCTTTTTTTAAGCTCTGCCTTTTTCTCTTCTGGGATTTCGATTCCTAATTCTGCTAAAATCTGTTCGTAATTCTGCATATATATCCTCCTACATTGTTTGTATACCGCTATGTCTGCGGTAATGGATTAAGACTTATATACCTAAGTCAAGGTAAAAGAAATGTGGGGACTTGAACCCCACTCGAGCCTCGAACTCTTTTCCTGTCGTCATGTAATCAAAAACGCTTAAAAAACTCTGTACTTACAAGGAGGCTGTAGCAAATCTGCATAATTCCTACATATTTATTGTAAACCATAAAATATGCCGTTTCAATACCCTCTTTTTTTACATTTCCGCAAGTTTCTTTATCTGTCGCTGTATCTCTTTTCTCTCGTCCATAAAGTCGGAATCAATAACCATAGAAGAAAGCATATCATACACTTCCACCATCAATCTACCGACCGATTCCATAAGCTTATCACGGTGTCCTTGATCTCCGTTTTCTTTGTATGCCATTTTAGCGCTTAAGTAGTTTTCATACAATGCATCTATATTTTTATCATACTTGCCATTGCTGTACTTCTTAATAAGATTCTCTCCTGCATCCATGACGGTTTCCGCTATGTCTCCATGCTCCATCTTTTCAAGATTGCATAATGTTGTTGTAATCTTATACATTGCATCAAGATTAGATGTTGTGAGCTGTTTTAATGCTGAGTTTTTTTCTCTTTCTAGCTGTTCTTCCAGAACATGTTTGATTTCACTCATAATTTGACCTCCTTAAGCTTCTTTTTGTATTTCTCATGTATGCAGTCCTGTGTCTCTGTAATATACACCATGTCGTATCCTACAGAGATTAGATCAGTAACCATCTTTTCAACCGTTTCTAGCTCTTTAGATACGTCTTTTACCAGACATTCTACAAATAGTGCATCCGATACGTTTCCGTTTGTTCTAAGTTGCTGTGCGTACTTCTCATAGGCTTCTTTTGTCTCTTTCTCCCAGTTGTGATACTCTATAAAGCCATCCTCTACGGCTTTCTGCTTTGTGGATTTTCCGATACTTAGTCTACTGGCTGTATACCAAGAGTCGGGAATCACTTTTATAGTACCGCTAAAAGAATCTTTTAAAAGCTTGCCGTGATGATCTACAAAATACCTGCATACTTCACGTCTCTCCAAGCTTTCTGTAAGAAACTGGTATTCATGTAATCTTTTGTAGCCTTTCAAACCTAAGAAGTTGAAATAGTCTGCCATTTGACCGTGTATCATCATAGCCGCTACATATCTTTTGTTGATCTCGTCAAAGATATCTTCTGTTTTTGTTATTTCAAGATTGTTTGTAAATTCAATCATGATCGCACCTCCTTAAGAGATACGCTTTATAATAATATTCGCATCTTTTACTATTGCCGCTGTTGTTCCTACATTTCCGATGCTTACGATTAAGCTACCGCAAGATGGTACAGTTACAACCGTTGTTGCTCCCACGTTCTGAAATGTGTTCGCTGTAACTACTGTATAGTCCATTTCTGTTCCACCAATAGCTTCTCCGTTAAGCTCTACAGCAAGTGCCGTTGCTCCTGCTGCATTAGCGGATACATTTCCGTTAAATTCTACCTCTACAGTCATAGGACAGTTTGATCTATTCGTTAACGTAAACAGACCAGACCCCTCTACATGATTCAGCCACCCATAATTACAAGTACAACGTCTGCTACTATATCGTGTATTCGCAAATAGTACGTTTGCACCACTGTTTACATCCTGCTGTGCTACATTTACCGCATTTAACATAATTTTCCCTCCTAAACAAAAATAGGATGCCGAACCCGACACCCTATCGTCAATATATTGCTAGTCTACTTAGTAGATATGGATTCTTCCAACAAGCTTGATTTATTTACACATTTACACTTCCGCAGTTGCAACCACCGTATGCATACCCATTATAGGATACATAAGGACTTGCTGTAATGTATGCAGGTGTTGGGAATGGTCTAACAGCATCCACAATGTTCTTAGTCTGTGATACCTGCGAAATCTGGAAGTTAGATAACTGTAAGTCTCTATCTCTGTCCGCAAGTTTATCTCTAAGATTCTGGATTGTGTTGTCCTGCATCAACTGGCGTGTAGCCTGTCCGTCTGCGAGGATTGTTTCCTTAATATCACAGCAACACTGTGCCATCTGTGCCTGCATATTCTGGGCCATTAAAGCCGCATCATAGCGGTTCTGTAACACTTCTTTCTGTGTTTCACAGCAACAAGCCTGCTGTTGTGCCTGCATCTGCTGTAATCCTAACTGTGTTGTGTATCTGCTTTCTAATACGTCTCTCTGTGTCTGACAAGCTGTATTAGATACGTTCTGGTTTGTATTGAAAATATCTCTCTTAACAAACTCATCGGATAAGAAAGCATTTTCGCCTGCGGTCGTTGCGGTATCGTTATTTCTTCCCCATCCGTTACCACAGAAAAGGAAAGCAATTAAGATAATCCAAATCCACCAACCACCGTTGCCGAAGCCGTTATCATATCCGTCATTTCTTGTCACTGCCGCTACATCTGCCGCAGTGAGTCCCATTGCTTCATTCATTGTTGTTGTCCTCCATAAATTTATTTACCAAGCTGTGCACCGCTTAATATCTATTTGTTCACTTTGTCCACAATATCCTGTGGATTCATGCCCTGCTGTTGGCATAGGCTATTAAACACTTCTTGTGGGTTCTTTCCCTTGCACATTTCCATTGCCTGCTTGATCGCAGGGTTTGTCTGTGCCATGCTCTCAACCATAGACTGCGGATTGTTAGACCCTCTTACCATGCCCATTACCTGCTGTACCATTTGCATAGGGTTGTTGTTTCCTATCATACCGCCTATCATGTTCATTAAAGGATTACTCATTGCTTAACTCTCCTTTCTCTGGTTGCTCTCCTAGCTTTGCTAGAAGTTCTTCAAACTCTGTTCTTGTAACATATCTATTATCATAGTTTACATTTTGTTTTTGGGCGTTCTGCGTGGCTTCTGGCGGTATCTCCTCGAATCTAAATACCTTAAAAGTTGCACTGCCCATTCCATCTACACTCTTTACATAAAAGAAAGGTGCGTTGTTATCCATCATCCATGCTGTAGCCCCTGGCTGTACGATCTGGTTCTTTGCTCCCTCTATGCCTGCAACTTGTATCCAATTAACATTCTGTGTTGGAACTTGTGTCTCTGGCATTGGTTTATTGTACTGCTGTTGCATTTGTTGTAACTGATTTAGCCTATCCTGCAACTGCATTGTATCCTGCTGATACATTGGTGCATAAGGATTATAGTTATATCCGTTCACTCTTCCACCTCCCTTTTATGTGTAAATTACCGCATTAAAAAAGAGACTCTAACAGGTCGTTAAAGTCTCATAAAAGTATCATATTAAATTAAAAAATTAGCACCATGATAGGGGTCATGGTGCTTGAACAATAAGGATAAGATTGAGGAACACCAATTGATGAAAAAAGGTGTCGTGTTGAAAAATGAAATTTAAACCAAAAAATTGAGGAAATTCAAAAATGATTTCTCATGCTCACAATAGTGAGCAAATGGAAGCAACAGGACTCGAACCTGTGACAGGTCGGTTATGAGCCGACTACTCTGACCAACTGAGTTATACTTCCACGGACTCCGTGAGGAATCCACCGTACTATATACATAACAAAACAATAAAGAAAGGATTAAAGTATTATAACATGAAAAAGTATCTCCGAAACAAACCACTCTCATTTAAAACTAAAAAAAATCTTATAATGATTTATTCAACAACTTATTGCTTGTTACATTTATATTGTATCATGGATTTTTGCCTTTTCAATACCCTCTTTTTTAATCAATAAACATCCAATCTTCTGCCAACATATCACTCTGTGATGCTAACCATCCAGGCTGTAACTTTTTATCAGCGGTTCTGAGAACTAGGCAATCATATACATATACTTTATTTTCTTCTGTACATTCTGGGTCTTCTGTAGGATTAAACTCTGATAAGTCTGCTTTTGTTCCAAACTGAAAATCAGAGGCATAAAATACATACATCCCTTTTCCGTTCCATCCTTTTCTCGCAACCCTCAACCCACGTTTCATGTACTTAATAGCATCCCCGAAACTAAATGTAGCTTCTCCACCAAGCACAGGACAGTTCTTTTCGTCTGCAATTACCCATTCATTGGATAAGATATTAGAAAGTGTGTACTCAACTCTCTGTGTTTCTCTAATGTCTAATAAATCTCCCTGACCTTTATCAGCATCTTTAGGCCTACACTGCATCATAACAGTTTGCTTCTCTTCATCCCAAAACCAGAAGCCACCCCATGATGGTAGTTTAACTTTTGTTCCTGCTTTCATTGCTTTAAATGCTTCTTTAAAATTCATTATTTATTCTCCTTAACATACTCTAATAATCTTGTTATTAACTTTCCTGCTGATTCTATTTGCTGTAGACAGACTTACGTTCATAAGCTCTGCACATTTCTCTAGTGGTATATTCTTTGCCCGATACTCGAACAATGTTCTTTCAACATCTGTGAAGTTGCAATACGTACGGAACATATTTAGTTCGGGTACGGTAAAATCATATACTTTCAAAAGCAAACACCTCACTGTTTGTCGTGTGTTGTCAACGCATTTATCAGATCGTCTCTGGTTTTTTTTAGACCCTCAATGTTGTTTCCTGTGATCTTGTTCTCGATCAAATTAAACATGCTTTTCATGACTAGGTTCATATCATCACGTTGATTATTAATAGCACTGTAGTCACTATTTAGCTTTTGTTTAATTTCTTTAATATCTGTCTCTATATGATCTATTCGATGTTTCAAATCGTCCGTAGGCTTCTTGTAATGCTTATAGGCAGTATATAATACTCCTATCGCACTACCAATTGTTATAATCCACCCACAGGCTACCATAATTTTGTTTATAGTATCCATTATTTACCTCGTGCATTGTTGTATCGTGTCGCTGCACCTCGTGCTGAGGATGCTTGACTCCTGTTCCAGTCTGCCGTGTTTAGTCGTTCGCTCTGCTTCTTAAGATTGTTCTTTTCGCAGTAATCATTGTAGGCTTTGTTCTGCTTCTGCAATAGTGCAGCCTTTTTCTGATACTCCATGTCAAGATCGTGCTTTAAGGCTTCGTCCTTTGCATTATCCACAGCCGTTTTCATGCCAATTAACTGCCGTTTCGTCTTTCTGATACGTCTTTCAAGCTCTCTCTGTCGTTTCCGTTTCTCGTATTCTTTGCGATTCTCTTCGCTGTCGTAGTCCTCAAACGGATTGTTTATTCCATCCCCCGGACCGTGGGAGTGCCGGCAGTTTGCCCCATGGATTCCCTGCACGTTTCCCATACCGCAGACCGAAAAAGGCGGAAATCTTGGGTCATTACCGCTTTTGCTGTAAAACTTGCCTTGCCACCAGAAGTGATTAGTTAAATTGTCCCCACCGTTCCCAATTCTGGCTCCCAGATGTGCAGACGTGAGAATTATATCCCAGTTCATCTCGTCCATGCGTGCATCCGTGATCTCTCCTGCCATCTGACTTACACCAGTGCGAACCGCTCTTGTAGTTGCTGTTTCTATGCTGTCTCTGTGTCCGCTAGGGTAGGTTACGTCTGCACCGCTGTTTATTATGTCGTTTACAGCTTCTTTAACCGCTTGTGTGTACCCTGTCGTACCGCTTGCAGTCTGTGTATATGCTTTATCCACTGCCTTAATGTAATTATCATGGCAGGCATTCGGCATCGTGCCAGTAAAGTTCTGCATTTCTCCTTTGGTCTTTTCATAATTCCTCTGGATCAATCGTTGCATATAAGGACTCTCATTAAGGGGTGTTGGTTCAAGTCCTGCCTTTTTATACACTGCATCATCCCACTCTATAGCCTTTATGCCGGCTTCTTTCATGGTCTTCGCAATTGTATCAATGCCTATCTTTGTTGTCTGTGCAATTTCTTTTTGTACCGCTTGCAAGATATACCCTGCATCCTGCAATACGTCAATTTGCCACTTGTCAATAGGTGTAAAAAGGTAATCTTCCCCACGTCCTAGTCTTATCATCATTCGTTCAATGATCACGGATACAATTTTGTTGTGCAGTTCTTCCGCCTGCTTCTCTGCCTTTTCTGGCACATACCATAAGTAATCTGGCGTTAGCATAATCCCACCGCCTATTCTTCTGGGTCTTTTGCCATTAGTGCCACATCTAGCATCTTCCCAACTGCTGCCGCATCCGCAGGCTTGCCCTCTTGCGTTAATGTTTTGTCTGTTTCTGTACTGCCTGTAACTCCCTTTTTGCAGATGTTGCACAACAGCTTTTCTTGCTTTGTAAATGGTTCGGGTAGTTTTACATCTTCGCCACTAAGGTATGCAAGATATTTTTCAATTCTGTTCTTCCCCATGCTTTCACTCCTCTCCGCTTGCACCAAAAAGGGTTGGTTCTTTTGGCTGTGCTTCTGCTACTAATGCTTTCGCTTCTTCTTCGCTAAATCCCTCAAATTTGACTAAGTAATACCAGAATGGGACTTTTCCTGCAACAGTAAAGCTATACCATCTTGATCGGTCCTCATTTTCGTTGTATGTAATATCCCCAAAGTCAAACACTATTTCATACGTTCCAACAGGGGATAATTGATATAAGTCTGCAAATATACTAAGTGCATTTATTAACTCATTCATGCACTTTTGTAATTTATCTCTCATATCCTTAACCGTCTGAATAGTTCTCTGCTGATCTGCTTCTACCCATGTAGCTGTTTGTATACCTGTTTTTTCATTGAATACAAAGTAACCATTGGAAAATCCGCATTTATATCCAATTTGACTTAACAATGCATTGATACCCTCTATTCTTGCAGATGTATTTAAGGATGGATTTACTTCTTTATAAAATCCATCCATTCCAGTCCCGTTTACGTTTTTAACGTATTCTGGTAATTTTAAACGCTTCTTGTTTCGTTCAACACCTGCCTGCATATCTTTCACAGGTGCGCCACTTTCCATGAGCCTGTCAGAATCAATAAGGACCATTCTCCTACTGTCAAAAATTTCTGTTGCGTTTCTGCTGTATGCTATGTCTAAATCTTTCAATTCCTCTATAGCATCATAGAAAATAGGTAATCCAAGACTTGAATCCTCATCTACACTATTTGCTTGTGGTGTACGTAGCACTCCATACAATCGTTTACCGTCTAAGTTTGTAAGCCCTACATCTTCAAGTTCCCCTTTCCAAGGTGTCTCATCTATGTCTATAGGCTTTCCTGTGTCATTTGCATCTTTAGAAGCATAACAACGATTAGTTATCTGGTACACGTCTTCAATATAACGATGATATTCAAGTTTTGTGTAGTATGTTCTGCCATCTCCAGATACTTCTCTGTTGATAAACACAATACCTTGAATCTCTCCGTTAGTCTCGTCTGTTACGATAAAATCTTTAGGAGTTATAAGGTCTACACTCTTTCCGTTTGGTTTAAGTATTACGGTACCGTATGCACACGCAAATTCTGTCCAGTGCCTTATCTCTCCAAGCACCTTGTTAATTTGTTTCTGTAACCAGTCAGCTCTTGCACTACCGTCAACAGTTATTCCTATTGCCAATGTTGTAAGACGTCCCATTTCCGAGCAAACAGCTTTTGCAAAATTAACAGTCTTGATATGTTCATCATCATCTAACCAGTATGGCATACCTTTATAGATATACATACATTTTTCTACTGTCCTCTGCATTTCCAAAGATGTTACAGTATTAACTTTAAAATCGTCTCTTGCCCTTTGTCTAAAAAGGGCACTCAATATCTCTTTCATTCTGCTTATTATACCCATCTATTCCACCGCTATCAGTTTAACGTTTCCGATTTTTGTTTCTATATCTCCTTGTATCAAATCGCCATTAATCGTAAGCCAAACCCCACCATCATGGATAGATATTTTTTCTATATCCTTGATGCCTAACATTACATTTCCAATTTGTATACAAGTTACATCTTTTAGATTTATCATTATTATGCGTTCTCTCCTCTCCTCATAATCACTCTGTTGTATGCATACCTCAACGAATCAATAGCATGATTGTCTCTGTCTGGGTATCCGCTTATTATGTTACCGTCTTTATCTCTATCATACTCATACGTTGTAATTTCTTTGTATGCGTATGGTGTTCTCCTCGGGTCAATTACAATCTTCCTACGTTGTAGCCATTTCATGCCGTATTCAACTGACCCTGGACCTTTAACTGCTGCCTGTGCCACAAGACCTAAGTTTCTATAGTCCTCTACAGATTTAGGCTCTGCACTATCACAAACGATCGCATAATCGTTATAGCCTTTTTTCTTTATCCAATCGGCTGTTTGCTCGTTTGACCGCTTATTTACACAATGTTCGTCTATAAAATAGATTGTTTCTCGTGCCACATCGTAGTAGGTCCTTGTAAATGCGTACTTATCCGGATACCAACCCCAGTCGACACCTTGATATATGCGGTCCATCTGTGCTATTTCTTCGTCTGTAATCTCTCTTACTTCTACATACTCAAAGACTGCCCCACCGTTACCGTTAGCAATGCCCATGTATTCATGCTCGTATGCTTCTGGTCTGATTTCTTTTAGGTGCTCCGCTTCTTCGATAAACGGTTTACCTAACCACTCTTTAGGCACGTCCAGATATGTACTTCTTACAATCATTCTGTTGTCTTTTGGTTCTTGTAAATATTGATTTGCCCAATTGTTAGCACTTTTCGGTGGGTTAAAACTCTTGAATATCCATGCCAAATCTCCACCACGTATGGCGGACTGTTCAATATTTCTTATCTCTTCCGGTCCTGCGAACTGGTCTAATTCTTCAAACCACACAATCGCTATGTATCCAAAATCTGGTGCTATCGACTTTATTTTTTCTTTATCGTCAGCACCACGAAAGAATATCTTTTGTCCTGTGTCTCTCATTGTAATTTCATAAGGCGAGCTTGTATATTTATAATCTTTTTCCGAGAACTCCTGTTTTGTTATTGCCCATTTGGTTTTAGCAAATACAGAATCTTTTACAGTGTTATATACTTTTCTTACAACAAGACAATGTATGTCATGATTGTTTCTCATCAACTCTGTAATAATGTTTGGGATTGTTGAGGATTTACCAGAACCACGTCCCCCCGGCAATACATATTCTGTATGTCTATGGTTTCGTACATCTCGAATCATCGGGTGGAACACATCGGGGATTATATCAAGGTCCATGTGGTACGTCTTATTCCTTAATGCTTCTTCTCTTGCTTTCTTCTCTTCCTCTTCCTTTGCCTGCACCGTTAAAGCCTTTTCTAAGTCGTTCATGGCTTTTAATTGATCTGGGAAGTCTGGAGTAAATCCAAAAGAATCTTGCAACGCACCAGTGGCGATCATTGACCGTCTTCGCTGTATGTCTGCAAGACTCATAATATCAAACCCTTTTTCTTTGTCTAAGTCGGCTTGTAGTTTAGCAATATATTCCTTTACTCCACGTTTTTCCAAGATGTTCTTTCTTGCGTTCTTTGCTGTTGCTTGCGAATATCCCGCATCTATTGCCGCTTGATAATCATTCCCACCGTTTTCTATCCATGCATGAGCAAATGTTCTTTGCTTCTGTGTAAGTTCATCTCGCATTTATTTGCTCATTCCTTTCTCGTATACTTGCCCATATATCAGACAAGCATTTAATTACATCCACTTGTGATGCAGTTCTTAGTATCTCATACCGTGTGTCTTTCCAACCTTTTCTTGTATTCTCATATGCTTTTATAGACAGGATGTACATTGTTATCATTCGTTTCTGGTCCTCTGAATAGAATTGTGTTGTGTCTAAGCTTATTACAAATCCGTTTGATACTATTGCTCTTTGTAGTTTTCGCATAATTCTATTTAGATTCATCTTCTCACATCCTTTCTAGGTTTATATATATTTAAACAGACCGTTAGGCAAGCGTCACATCTCTTGCATCTCTTTTAACCAATATGGTGCGTGGTTGCAACGAAATTTACCACCTCTAACGATCTGTTATTATCTCTTATATTCTTTTGTACTTGTATTCCTGCTTCTATATTTGTCGCAGGTGCATAGATATGCATTGTATATTCTGTCATACTTGCCTTCATTACACATATAGTAGTTCTTTGTATCACTTCCTAGTAGATGCATACATTCAGCACAGCATATACTTCTATCTTCCATTCTGCACCTCTTTCTGGTATCTACTGCATACGCACATATGACTACACTTTATATTTACAAGTACCACTTCCGTCTTATCCTCTGGGATAGCTCTTCTCTTTGTCTCCGTCACGATCTCGCAATGTACGCAATCGTTACAGCAATTCTTTAGTTTGTTATTAATCAAAAAAGACACCTCCCGACTATGGTTATTATCTAGTATAATTATACCATAGTGAGAAGTGCCTTTGTTTACACTCTTTTTATTCTCGATCTGGTTCCCAAGTGGTCCCGAATTTTTTTTTATGTGCCTCGGCGTACTTGTCAAAAAATTCTTGATCAGACGAAAGGCTCAATTCATACGCCACGCTTTCTCTTAAATCTGCATCCATTGATTTTAGCGCTTCGTCAAAATCAATTTCTTCCCCATATTTGTTTTTTACATTCATCCGCGTACCTCCTTTATTATTGCTTACTTTGTTTCTATACTCGTCTCTTTCTTTCAACAGCGTGTCAAGATTTGTTTTCTCGCCACGATTAATCCGTGCCCTTGCGTTTCTGATCTGCGCTTGTTTGTGCCGGCAGTAATCACTGCAAGTGTTGCTTGCGACTTTGGATTGGAATTTTTTACCGCAGTATTCGCAAATTTTTTGTTTTTTGCTGTTCTTTTCCAACTTCTTCTTTGTCTGTTCTGTCTCTTTATTATAAGCACTTTTATATTCTTTTTGCAATAATAAGCCTGCTTCGTGCTGACATTTTTCCGAACAATATTTTTGACGTCCTGCAATTACAATATATTCTTTTCCGCACAGCTCGCACTTATCGACACTCCCAAGCTTCCTTTTAGCTGTCTTTCCTTGCCTGAATCTTTTTTGTGCTTCTCTTGTACGTATAACTCTACAATCTGGACAGTAAAACGCTCTAGGTCCACCGTTAAACTCTTTGCCGCACATCCTGCACACTCTGGTTCTCATTACATTAGATTTTCTTTTTTTGGCGCATTCGTCGCAATACAACTTGTCTGTACTACCATAAAAAGACTTGCCACAATCCAAGCAAGCCTTTTTTGTTCTATATTTCATTTTTAAAGCTCCTTTACAACTTCCCACCCGTCAATAGCTGCTGTCGTGTCTAGGTCTTCGATTGGTAGCCTTTTTATTAAAGGCCTTTCGAGTCTTACATCATCGTCTAATACATATCTATATTTTCTCGTATCGACTATTCTTTCCCACTTTACTCTTTCCCAAAATTCTTTTTTCATGACTTCAATCTCCTTTTCTTTCTTTGCTTATCTCCTTTAACTGTCTTTATCTTACCATATCTTTATCCCTTTGTAAAGTGATATTTATAATTCTTTTAATTTTTTTTCGTCCTCTTCATCTCTTACATATTCTAATAGCTGCCCCGGTTGCATTTCTAAGATGTTACATACAGCATTTAAAGCCTTTAGCGTTATAGCTGTATCCTCGTTTTTTATCTTGTTTAACGTGTTTTGACTAAGTAAATTAGTAGTTTTAGCCTTATATGTAGTAAATCCTTTTCTTTTCAGTGCATCATATACATCAATTTTGTATTTTAACATTTTTCATTACCTCCTATTTACTATATTATATATTATGTACCATTTTCACGTCAAGAGAAATATTATCATAAAAAGTGACATTTTCTATTGACATAACTTTTTAAAGTGATATAATAAAAGTAAGTTAAGAGAGCAAAGTAATCAGAAAAGGAGAAAAGAAGATGAAAGAATTAAGAAAAGAAATTGAAAAGTTAGTTGAAAATGAGGACTTCGTTTCTTATGAAGAGTTCATTTTCGAACTGAAAGAAGAAAAAGAAGAAGTTAAAAAGTATCTTGAATGGAGAGCAAGCGGTGGAAAGATGAACACCGAAACACTTCCAGATGGGTATGTAGAAGCTTGTAAAAAGATTTTAGGAGGGATTGAAAATGAATAAAACAATCGCAAGACACAAATTTTGGTTACATCAAACAGAGTGTATTATTTCCACAGTTTATGTGGAAGTATTACACGAATACCAAACTGTTGTAATGTATATGGATGATTTTGAAGAAATTGATTCTTATACAACTTACAGCAAGCAAGAAGCATTGAAGCTCCATGAGTCACTTGTTGAGCAGTGGAAAGATAGGCTTAATAAGAACAGACTTGTCAAGGCTGATCGTGACAGTCTTGTAATACCTGCATAACATACACCACCCACCCCGGAGGTTACGAGGGTAGAAAAGGAGAACTAGCATGATTAAAATTGTACAGTGGTTAATGAGTTGCGGTTATACCGAAAAAGAAGCCGTTAAAGAAGCAAATTCAATGATTGAACAAAATCGTTGGGATGGTGCTGAAATGTGTTCACGAGAATATGCAATAGAAATGATTTTGGAAGATTTGGGGTGTTTATATGAATAAAATATTATTATCAATCATACTTACAGCGATCATTACCGCAGGTATCACAGCAAACTACATTATCACGCATCAACAGGTAAGCGGTGCAACTGGTAACTATAACGTGCGGATTTTAGATCACAACTTTTTATACAAATAACATTGAGGACCAGAGTTTTTCTGGTCCTTTTCTGAATTTTTCTTGTGCATTAGTAATATAGTATGTATAATTCATTGCAGAAAGAGGTGTTTATTATGGCTTTAAGAGAATGTGTTGTATGTGGAAAGACTTTTGATGGGGCACCAAGTGCAAAATATTGCTCCGAAGAATGTAAAAACGCACCACGATATACAAATGAATTTAATGGAGAAAAGTGGGGAAAATTAACTATCATAGATGCTTATAGAAAAAAAGGAAGAGTTTATGCCATTTGCAAATGTGAATGTGGAAATACAAAAACTGTAAGATACGATGCTCTAACATCTGGTCGAACTCAATCTTGCGGATGTTTTGCCGAAGCTAATTACTATAAACCATTTGACCTCACTGGTAAAGTTAACGATTATGGTTGCAAAGCAATTAAGCAAATAAGAGTTGGAAATCGGTATAAATGGGAATGTGAATGTTCTTGCGGAAAGCACTACCTAGTTCCTGCCGGACTATTTTACAAACAAATGTCTTGTGGTTGCTCACATCAAAGAAGTGCCAGAGAAAACCTCAAAAAGGCTGCGGAAACATGTGAACAAGGATATATAGAAAATACATCCATTATATCAATCAAACCTAGAAAAATGTTGCGGAATAACACATCTGGAGTTCGTGGTGTTAGTTGGGACAAAAATCGGCGAAAATGGGCTGCTACAATAGTATTTAAAGGCAAAACATACCATTTAGGAAGATACAACAACATAGAAGATACAGCCGCAGTTAGAAAAGAAGCAGAAAACGCTCTGTTTGGAGATTTTCTTAAATGGTTTCAAGAAGTGTATCCAGAACGATGGGAAAAATTCAATAAAAAGGCAAAAAAAGAAGAAACAGAGGATTAAACCCCTGCTTCTTCTTTTATATTCTTCAGATTTTCTTTTAACATCTTCACACACTCATTAAATCCGTCACGTTTACCGCATAGATACATATTGTGACCGCTGTAATCGTCCATAGATGGAATTAATGTACATAGAGTATATATGTCTTGCTTATTCATCTTTTCTCCTTTTCTAGCCGTTCACAGGTCTTTACAAGTGCATTTACTTCTTTACATTTTTCAAGATACATCTTGTCCATTTCTTTTATGTCCTGCGGTGTCAATCCTGTTTCTTTGTACTCAAGAAGTTCTTTTAATGCCTTAGTTGATACCGCTTCACTTCCTGCAAACATTTTTGATAATCGTATCTGATTTTTGATAACGTCTATTGATAACCCTGTCACTTTCTTCCCCTCCTGTTCCTGTTTAAAGCATTCCGTTTCATAAATTTTTCTTTTGATAACGACTTATAATAAGGATTTTTTCTCTTGATAACGTCCCTCTCTTCCTCGTTTTTGGCTTGGAACTCTTTGTAACCATCACATCTTGTGTGGCAATTCCAACTCCTGCCGGTTGCTTCCGTACATCCCATACAAACGCATTTCATGTAATCACTCCTTGATAACGCATTAAAACTTGATCTCGATTCCTGTTTCATTTTTAATCATGGATTGTAGGTCCTGTACACTGACAAGGCCCTTTTCATAACATTCTTTTAGTTCGTTCATTTTATCAATCCATTTTCCAAGTCTGGCACCACCAAATCCAAATTGGTCGTGTAGTGCCATCGTGCCCAATAAAAGAAATGCTGTGTAACTGCTATGTATTAGTTTATCTGCATCCCTGCGATTCTTAACCCTACGTTGTTGTGCGGGTAACTGTCTGTTGTTAAAGAAATTGCTTCCCATTATAACACCGCCTTTTCTTGTCTGATAAAATATATATCTTGCTTGTGTTTCCAACAAGTCAGCATCAATTTGAGTTCTTCCATTGCTTCTTTCTCTGTTTCATAATATGCAATAGCAACTTTCTCCTGATCGAATGCCATAACGCAATATAAACCGTATTTTTCCTGCTTCTTTATTATTTCTTTTTTAATAAACATACAATCTACATACTCAACATTTATAACCATTCGTTGACTTTGTGTAAGTACCAACATTTATAACGCTCCTTTATAATTCGATAACCCTTTGTCCTCTGTCGTACTGACTGAGTATTTTTTCCAGTGTCTCTCCTGCTTTTGCTCTTGTTGTACATTTTTTAATAGTATATAGATGATCTAGTGTTTCTCCTATAACTTCGTATCCGTCAAATACTTTTTTGACATAGATTCTAATAACCTGTTGTGTATTTATAGCCATTGTCTCACTAATTCTTATTAACATGTAAGTCCTCACTTTCTCCCCAGTCTAGCCGATTCCCACACTCACAAACTTCTGTCCATTCTGCTACATAGCTTTTACATTTAGGACACCTGTATAACGCCACGTCTTTCCCTTTAAGGCTTTTGTGCCGTTCTCTTATCGGCAAACTGTGTAATATTTCTCCCATATGCTTATAATCTTCTAACGTCATTGTGATCGTATCTCTTGCTTTAGCGGACTGGCAGAAGCCACTGCCTACCAGTCCTAAGAAAACACCTATGATAACAAGTAAGATTTTTAGTATCATTCTTTCATCTCCACTTCTTCTAACATCTTTTTATAGTTTTCCTCTACCTCTTTATTAGTAGCTACTCCATAGGCAATTTTGTTCGTTATACAAGGTTCTTGATTTTTAAAAATACAAACAGGGCATACTCTTTTACGGCAATAATCATCTAAATCTTTTTCCTGTTTTCTTCTTTTTGGATTCATGTCACAGGTCATTGTTGCAATAACTATCCCTGTCTTTGTATCTGTCACTACCATTTTTGCTTTTTCAGAACGATAATAAGTATTTGATTCTAACGCTCCGACATCCATCTTGTTTTCATTGATTGTCTTTTCTATGCTTTCTAAAAAACACTGTGCTACCTGCTCCGCTATTGTCATAGTCGTTCTCCTTTTCAATCTCCCATTTACCGTAGTAACCTTTTGTCATTTCATTTAGCTGTGTCAGTGCCATGATGAAATTTTCAAGTTCGCAAGTATCAGTAAAGTTTATTCTCACTTCACTGCCTGTTTCTTCTTCCATGGTAACTGGTCCACCAACAGTTCTCCTAAAATTTAATGTTACGTGCAAACTATTGTGTTTTTCTGTTCTCATGCTTGTTCTTATACAGTCCACATTTTTATCAGCTCGACTTGAATATATTTTCATTCTCCCACCTCTAAATCTTTCGCAAGCTTGAATCCTGTTCTCCCAACATTTCTAAGATTTTCTTTAATTAGCGTCTTTTTCGGTGTCCTGTTTCTGTCGTACCAGTTCCAGTCGTTGTCCTCTCTTGCTTTTTTCTTTGTTTCATAACTTTTCTCATACTGATATTCTTCTTTTGCCATCTCTAGGCAAGCAATCATGTAATCTATTTGTTTTATAACATCCATATTCTTTCTCCTTTACTTCATCATGCTTCTGTACGGTTCAAAGAAATCTTCTTTTCTTAACTCCATTTCACATTTAAGACAAATAAATTTGCTTTGTATTTTCATATCTGAATTTATTTGTATATACTCTCTTCCAACGTCTTCATTGAATAACAAGCTATTACAATATTTACATCTTGCTACTGGCATTTTTCTTCTCCCTCACTTTCTACTCCAAAGATGTACTTGAGTATTCTGTCTTTTCCTACTGCTTCAATTGCAGCAGTCAAAACATCTCTTGATGTAAACATAACTGTACCCTGTATTTTTGCTGTAGCCCATGTATCGCAAATAAGACTTTTCTCATCTTCTTCATATCGAATTAAATACCGACGATTGGTAGATGCTGTGCCATTGTGTTCCCTTGCATATCTTTCGATTTCAACTTCTACTTTCTTTTTTTCTCTGGCAAGCCACGCTGACTCTTCTGTGAAAAAGACGTTTCCTAATTCCCATCTTCCTTCATCTAAAGAATCATTCGTCCACCTGCTTTGTATAACAGCTCCATCATTACTAATACAAAAATATTCTTCTGATTGTCGTGGTTTCCTTACCTTTACACCCTGTTCCTTGTCTGGTTTTTCTCCATTCATCTTCTCAACAAGTCTGTAAAACTCTTTTTCTTCTGCTTCTGTTAGATTTTTAATTCCCATATTTAATCCTCCTTATTTGTTAAATAATCTTCTATGGCTTGATCTAAAAATCTACTACTGATAAACCAACAATCAATGTATGTTGTTTTATTTTGTTTGTTATATATCAATAGACTTTTGTTTTTAACATTTTTCAATGTTATTCTCATCATGAGTGTATCTGTATTATTGCTTAACTCATCAACTCCTAAAACCGTGTTTTGTGTAAGTTGATTTAGCTGACTTGTAATACGCTGTAAACACGTTTCTTTACAAATTACTTTGTTCCATGTTGGTTTCAAACATCTAATAGTTGTATGTGTATCGTTTCCCTCATCAACATTTGACAAAATAAAACAATCATCTAATTCTTTTATTTCTTCTCCGCTTATAATTGCTTTCGTTTCTATATTATAAATTTGCATTTCTTACTCCTTTACTGTCCATTCTCTCCCCTGCCGTTAATAGCAGGGGAAATCATGACTTATACAATAGCTGTATTGTACTTATGCGTTGCGAGGATTCTTTTATTTAGTTGTCGTGTGGTATATAAAAATCCTGCTATGCAACAAGCCTTTTCTGGCTTGACTCTCTGCCCAATAAGATGAAAAATGAAAAAATTTGAAAATACAAAAACATTATTTATAGTTTCGTTAGGCAGAGAATCAAACCAGAAAAGATGCTATTTAGTTACTAAACTTCTGTAAATTCTCCATCAATTAATTTGTACATCGTGTCTTCTTTGATTCTCTCTCCGTCCACATACTCTGTCTTTACACACTTAGGAACATATCTATCTTTCTCATAGCTATATTTCCATTCCGCAAGAGTAATCCAACTTCCTTTTTTAGCACTTACGCAACTATCATCCCCTGCACAACAAATAATGCTGTCGTATCCTGTGCTTTTAATCTTTGCGGAGTATCCAGAGCTACCAATCTGTGCGGAGTTCCCAGAGCTACCAA